TTCTCGCGCCAAAACCTAGAAATAGAAGGAGAATGACTTGGAATTAAGAGGAATTGATTATCTGAGGAGGAAACTTGCATCTTGCAGGTCAAGGGTCAATCTGAGATATAAGCATTATGCTATGCAGCATCAGGAAGCGCCAATAGGAATCACGATTCCTCCAAATGTCAGGGCGCAGTATAGGGCGACTTTGGGATGGACCGCTAAAGGTGTGGATAGCCTTGCTGATCGTCTGGTTTTTCGGGAATTTGCCAATGATATCTTTGATGTTACGAAAATTTTTGATAGAAACAATCCGGATATCTTTTTTGACAGCGCTATTCTAGCTGCGCTGATTGGCTCGTGTTGCTTCATCTATATCTCAAAAGGGGAAGATGATGAAGTTCGGTTACAAGTAATCGAAGCTAGCAATGCGACCGGGGTGATTGATCCTATCACTGGTCTTCTTGTGGAAGGTTATGCGGTGCTGGCTCGGGATGATTATGGTCAGGCAACTTTAGAGGCTTACTTTGAGCCAAATGCAACGCATTTCATACCGAAAGATGGGCGACCTTACTCAATCAGCAATCCGACGAATATTCCACTGTTGGTTCCTGTGATTCATCGTCCCGATGCGGTAAGACCGTTTGGTCGTAGTCGTATCACGAGAGCTGGCATGTATTATCAGAAATATGCTAAGCGTACTTTAGAGCGGGCGGATATTACGGCTGAGTTCTATTCATGGCCGCAAAAGTATATTCTGGGACTGGATCCTGATGCAGAGCCGTTGGAAAAATGGCAAGCGACAGTATCTAGTTTGTTGACTATTTCTGCTAGTGACAATGGGGAAAAGCCAAACGTTGGCCAGTTTAGCACTGCCAGCATGTCGCCTTTTACGGAGCAACTGAGAACGGCTGCTGCTGGATTTGCTGGTGAAATGGGCTTAACTTTGGATGATTTAGGCTTTGTGTCTGACAATCCATCATCTGTAGAAGCTATCAAGGCTAGTCATGAGAATTTGCGCTTGGCTGGGCGGAAGGCTCAGAGGTCGCTAGGAGCAGGTTTCCTAAATGTGGCTTATGTAGCTACTTGTTTGCGAGATGATTTTCAATATACCCGCAGTCAATTTGTGAAAACGAAAGTGAAGTGGGAGCCGTTATTTGAAGCGGATGCCAATATGTTGACGATGATTGGAGATGGTGCTATCAAGCTCAATCAGGCTGTGCCTGGGTATGTGGATGGTGAGACCATCCGAGACTTGACAGGTATCAAGGGTGCTGAAAATCCTGTTCCTGCTCCGATTGAGAAGGAGGTAAATGATGGTCAAGGATATCGTGCCGGAGTTGTTGACGAAAATTCAGACGGAATTTGAGGAGGCAAGGCTTGATAGCGAAGTGCTGAAGTCTCTCTTGTCAAAATTAGAATCTAAGTCAGCTGGTTATCTGGATGCGAATGAGTATGCTATTGAACTGGGGGAGATTCTTTCTAAGGCTCTGAGGGGCTCTGTAAGAACCTCTAATCTTCCAGACGGCAAAATGTATTACAATATCGCTAAAAGGCTGCTGACGGAGACGATGGGACGGAATTTCGAGCTAATAAGTGGGTATGCTCAGCAAGTTCAGAAAAATTTGAATGAAGAAGCTAAAATAGGGCTGAGAGTTCAAATTCCTGAACTAAATCAGGATAGGATAGCTGGTTTGGTCAATCGGATTTCCAGTGAAGCTGAGTTTAGTCAGATTGCTTGGATTTTGAAAGAGCCGATTGTCAATTTTAGCCAGAGCATTATTGATGATAGTATTCAGAAAAATGCGGAATTTCAGAAGAAAGTTGGGCTGGCTCCAGTCATTGAACGACATTCCACGGGACATTGCTGTGACTGGTGTCAATCGCTGGTTGGTAAATATTTGTACGGTGAAGAACCGCTAGGATTTTATCGAAGGCATCAACGTTGTCAATGCACCATTGATTATCATCCAAAAAATGGGAAGCAACAAAACTCTTGGTCTAAAAAATGGTCAAAAGAAAGTGCTGATGTCCTTGAACGGCGCAAGCAGCAGAATATTGATGTGCGTGATAATAACCGAAAGGTAGATATCCGAGAATACAAGAAGATTGTTGAAGTTTTGGGACAACAAAATGCACCTATTTCACTAGCGCAATTTCAGGAGTTGAAGTATAATGATGTTGAGAGATATGAACGCTTAAGAGATGTAGTCTACATCCAAGAAAAAATCAAAAACGGCACATGGCTGGATAAAATCAATCCAGAAAAGCAAGCTAGGCATATTCAGTCAACATCATCGTCTGGAAAGAGCTATTTTTATGATCATGTGGATGTTAATGCTCTGTACGATAAGTACAAGATGACTGGATTTTTAGAAACTAGTAGAAAAGGCGCTCAAACCAGCAATGAAAAGGTTGATTTGTTTGAGGATAGGCCGTTAGGAATTGATGTTTATACTGGTAAGCCAGTAAATGCTATGACAATCAAATATAGCAAAACTGGCGCACACTTGATACCGACATACTACGAAAGGGGAGACTGATGGAACTTAAGAAATTTAATAACAAGGTTGTCAGAATTACTGATATTGACAACCAAACATTTGAAGGTGTCTGTCTGTATGAGGACAAGGATGTCTATGATGAAGAATTTGATGGGTTGTCCATTAAATCAGGAACCCGATGGACAAAACTCTTTGAGGATGAAATCAAAGAAGTTGAAATTATAGCATAAGCACGTTGACGGTGGTCAGGGTGCTTTTATTGTGCTTTGAAAGGAGAAATGATGGGAAAAGCGATTGATTTTTTAGAGAAAAAATCTAGTAAAGAGCGTGGCGCCTCTGTAAAAGAAATTTTAGAGGAAAATCTTACGGCAAGTAAAAATTATGAATCGGTTTTGGTTATTTCTTTGGACAAAGATGGAGAAGTAAATCTGGGATATAGTTATGAAAGTAGCTTACAGGCGTTGGGGATGCTTGAAGTTGCTAAAAACCATATTTTGAATAATGACAATTAGATCATCCCAGCGATAGGGTTATCATGCGATGACGATTGAAAGGAATGTGGAATGGCGAGGAAGAAACTTGGCAATCAGAATCCTACTCAATCGGTGATTTTAAAATACGTCAAGAAAAATTCAAAAGCTAAAGAAGCGATTGAACTTTACGAACGGACTGGTCTTTCTTGCTATGCTTGGCAAAAGAATCTTTTGCTGCCTATGATGGCTGTTGACAAGAACGGTCTTTGGGTGCATCAGAAGTTTGGTTACTCTATTCCTCGTCGTAATGGGAAATCTGAAATCCTTTATATTCTTGAAATTTGGGGCTTGCATAAGGGATTGAATATCCTGCACACGGCTCACCGAATTTCTACATCCCATTCCTCTTTTGAAAAGGTCAAGCGATACCTTGAGAAAATGGGATATGTGGATGGTGAGGATTTTAATTCCATTCGGGCGAAGGGGCAAGAGCGGATTGAACTTTATTCAACGGGGGGGGTTGTCCAATTCCGTACCAGAACATCAAATGGTGGTCTTGGTGAAGGGTTTGATATGCTGATCATTGACGAGGCTCAGGAGTACACAACCGAGCAAGAATCTGCTTTGAAATACACGGTGACAGATAGTGCGAATCCTATCACCATCATGTGTGGGACACCTCCGACACCTGTTTCAAGTGGTACGGTCTTTACTAAGTATCGTGAGACTTGTCTCTTTGGGAAAGGGAAGTATTCTGGCTGGGCTGAGTGGTCGGTTTCTGATGAAAAGGAAATTGACGATGTGGAAGCTTGGTACAACTCTAATCCATCCATGGGCTACCACTTGAACGAGCGTAAGATTGAGGCAGAGCTTGGTGAGGATAAGCTGGACCATAATATCCAACGTTTGGGATTTTGGCCAACCTATAATCAAAAATCGGCTATTTCTGAAACGGAGTGGAATGAGCTCAAGGTGGATGATGTGCCAGAATTGTCTGGCAAGCTGTCTGTTGGTATCAAGTACGGTCAAGATGGAACGAACGTGGCATTGAGTATTGCTGCACGGACCAAGGATGGCCGTTTCTTTATCGAGACAGTCGATTGTCAATCCGTTCGTAACGGAAATGAGTGGATGGTTGCTTTCTTGCGTCAAGCCGATGTGGCTCAAATTGTCATTGATGGCGCAAGTGGTCAAAAGATCCTAGACGAAGAGTTGAAGGACTACAGAATCAAGGATGTGATTCTGCCGACGGTGAAGGAAATCATCGTGGCCAATGCTCTTTGGGAACAGGGTATCTACCAGAAAACCATCTGTCACGCTGGCCAGCCATCGCTATCAAAAGTAGCCACTAACTGCGATAAGCGGAATATTGGCTCAAATGGCGGCTTTGGCTATCGATCGCACTTTGACGACATGGATATTTCTTTGATGGACAGCGCCTTGCTTGCGCATTGGGCTTGTGCTACGACCAAGCCTAAGAAAAAGCAAAAAATCAGTTATTAAAACGAGCGGTCTTGTGACTGCTTTTTTTGATGCCAAAAATTACCGAACTGCCGGGAAAGCAGGAGAAAGGAGACATGAGAATGTCAGATTTTAAACCAATTACTACACAAGAAGAATTTGATGCTGCTATTAAGGCTCGCTTATCTCGAGAGAAAGAGAAATATGTCGACTATGACCAGCTCAAATCTCGTGTTGAAGAGTTGGAAAAAGAAAATGGTGGCTTGAAGTCAACAATTGAAGCTAATCGTCAAAGTAAGGCGGATGATGACAAGCAACTTGAAGAGTTGCAGAATAAAATCTCTGGTTATGAGACGGCTAGTCTGCGAACTCGGATTGCGTTGCAATATGGATTGCCTTACGACCTTGCAGATCGTTTGCAGGGAACTGATGAAGAAAGCTTCAAAGCAGATGCAGAGCGCTTGGCTGGGTTTATGAAGAAATCTCAACCAACTTATCCTGTTGGAACAAATGAACCTAGCTCGATTGATGAAAAAGAT